CGATCGCCTTCGAGAGATCGAGCAAGCCGCTGTCTGCGCCGCACCGGCGGTAGAACAGCGCATAGGTCTGGCGCAGATCATTGAGATGCACCGTGCTGAAGGTGGCTTGCCGCTCCCCAAAACCCATCTGCACGGCGCGCTCGCCGCTCTGCAGCGCCATGATGGCGTCGTAGAGCCGGCGAAGTTCGGTGAGGCAATCCGGACCCGGCATTCTCTACCTCTTGAAAAGGGCAGCGAGCTCGCCGCCGCTCATATCGCGCTTGCCGCCCCGCATCTGCTCGCGAAGAAACGCGAGATCGAGGCCCTTGCAGTGAGGAGAGTGCCGGACCGCCACACAGCCGACGAACGTGTCGAAAGCCTCGTTGCGCGGTTTGACCTTGATCCAGCGCGGAACGGCGCGGCCGGCCTTGTACTCGATTTTGACGCGCTCGGAGAGCAGCATCTCGAAATAGCTTTGCTCGAGGTGGTGAGGAAAATGCACCCGGTAACCGCCTTCGCCCGTCTTCGGGTCGGGCCGCCGCGCCAGCTCCTGGTGCACCATCGCCTTGCCGTCATCGACGCCGGACAGATAGAGCTTGGCGCCCATCTTGAACTTGTCCGATGACACCACGAACAGCGGACGCGCCATGCCGGGAACGCCCTTGATGGCGTAAAACGGGCGAAAGGCGTTACTCTGCTCGGTGACGAAGTTCATCACCACCTGCTGCCAGTTGCCGGCATCGACGCCGACTGCAGCGATTTCCAACTCGCCGCCGAGCGGATGCGCGAACGACAGGCGAAGAAGCTCCATATCGAGCTTCTGCCAGGCCATAGGGTCGGTCGGATCGCCGTAGAGCACCCGATAGTCGAGCACCCACTTTTCCTCGTTCGGCCCCCAGCCGAGATACTGCACCTCGAAGCGATCGCCCTGCACGTCGACGAACACGGTGACGAGGACCACCGGCTCCGGCACGGTGAACGTCCCCGCATATAACCCCGACGCCGGGTCCGGCCCGTACTTCTCACGGCGATTGAGAAGTTCTTCGACAGTGCTTTCCGCACCTTTGCTCGGGTCATAGGCTAGGCCGAGCTTCAGATTGACGAAGGCTTGCTCCTCTGTCGGATCCCCTTCGGCGTCTTCCCATTGCTTCGCGAGCTTCGCCAACGTGACCCACGGGCTGTAGAGCGCATTGAGATAGAATCCGGCGATCCCCTTGAACGGCGCATGCGCGCGCCACCGGCCTCGCTTAACAGCGAGGTGGCGCTCCTGCTCCGTCCAGACCTGGCCGCAATGGGCGCACGAGTATTCCGCTTTGCGAGGCTCGCCCTTTGGCCAGACGACGCGGCGCTCTTTGATCTTGCCGCCGTGATCATCGTCGCGCTCACTGTCCCAGAGCAGGACCTGGTGCTGACCGCAGTGCGGGCACGGGACCTCGAAATGGCGCTTGTCGGATTTGTCAAACCAGATATCGATTTCCGACAGGCCCTTTACCGTGGGCGTCGATGCGACAGCCTTGCGGGCGTTCCAGAAGTTCTCTGTGCGTTGAAACGCCTGGACNNNGGGGTTGCCGTCCTGTCCGATGTTGCGCTTGTACTTGTTGATCTCGTCGCAGATGACGATGCGCCGCGGCTTGGACGCAAGCGACGCGGGTGAATTCGCACCGGCAAATACGATGTCTCCTCCGGGATAGGTCTTCGCCAGAAGAGTATTGTCGCCGGCACGAGTCCTCTGCTCGCCGATCAGATCGAGGAGCCTGGGCGAAACCTCGATCGTGCGCTGAAACCTCACACGACTGAAATCTTCCGCGTTGCCGAGATCCGGCATGACCAGCATCTGCGGCGCTGGCTCGTGATCGATGAAGTAGCAGGACGCATTGATGAGGATCTCGGTCTTTCCGACCTGCGAGCTCATCTTCAGGACGATGACGTCGTTGGCGAGATCGTTGAAGGCGTCCATCGGCTCGCGCTGGAAAGGTGCGCGTTCAGTCCGCCAGCGACCCTCCTCCGGCCCCGTCCCTTTTGCAATATGCCTGTGTTGATCCGCCCACTCGCTGACCGTCATTTTGGGGGGGAGATCGAAGCCGAGCCGCCAACCGCACGGTTCCGTCATTCCTCAGCGATCCTGCTCGTGGCGTCCTGAAGCTCCCGCACCAGTTGCTCACACTCCTGCGTGAGGAGCTTCATCGCTTCGGGCGGAATGAAATTCGCGACGCGGGGTGGGAACCCCAGGATGCGGTCCCTGATGAGTCGAGCAACGGCGAATTCCTTCTCCCGGACCTCATCCCTG